GATTTCCGCGTCTACGATAACCCTAAAGCTTTCGGGCATATCATCGAACGTCGCCCATCGGATGCGCTCTAGTGGAAGACGATGATCTAGGGGAAGACGAAAATGGCTACTGAAAAAGATCACATAAACCCGGGGCACTACCGGGAGCACCCTTCAGGGGTGGAATGCATTCAAATCACCGAGCATATGAACTTCAACCTCGGTAACGCCATGAAGTATATCTGGCGCGCCGGGATGAAGGACGCCACGGAGCAGGAGCTCCAGAAGGCGAAATGGTACCTTGACCGGGAAATTAAAAGGATTTCAAAATAATGCCACCCATTGATTTCGACAAGATTGAAATGACAGACTACATCCCCGAGCCTACGGCGGCGGCGTTCCATGCGAGCACCGCCTTCGTCAGAGGGGTAATGGGACCCTTCGGCTCGGGTAAGTCCGTAGCATGTATCATGGAGGCCCTATCACGTGCCAGAGAACAAATACCAAATAAAATGGGAGTGCGCCGGTCCCGCTGGGCTTTTGTGCGTAATACTTATCCTGAGCTTATCTCTACCACCCTCAATACATGGATTGATTGGGTGCCCGAAGCCATATGTCCGATCAAGAGATCACCGGTCCTCAAGGCCGTACTGGACCAGGAGCTCCCTGATGGAACCCGTATTTGGATGGAAGTCATCTTCCTTGCGCTTGATACAGAGCAGGATGTGGGGAAACTCAAGTCGCTCGAACTTACAGGCGCGTTCCTCAACGAAGCATCCGAGATCGCACCGGAAGTCCTCGAGGTCGCAACCTCTCGTGTAGGCCGCTTCCCGTCCAAGAAAGACGGTGGATTCAACTGGACCGGCGTGATCATGGATACGAACCCGCCGCCGATCGGTCATTGGTGGCAGGAGCTCGACGAGGTCACCCAGCCGGATAAATACGAGTTTTTCCGCCAACCGCCCGCGCTGTTGCTCAAGATGGGCACTGGATGTGAGATCGACGGGGAAGCTATTCCGCCGGTCTATGTGCCGAATACGGGGCAGGTCCACGGAATTCCGCCGGCGGAGAACGTCCGGAACCATGTTCTGGGCTTTGATTACTATCTTAATATGGCCGCCGGTAAGTCGATGGACTGGGTGAAAGTGTTCATTCAGGGCGAATACGGCATGGTCGCGAAGGGCAAACCGGTGTATCAGGAATACTCCGATTCGTTCCATTGCGCCAAAAAGCCTATCGAAATCATCCGAGGATTACCCATACTGCTCTCATTTGACTACGGACGAACGCCAGCATGCTCTGTGCTTCAGATGTCTCCTACGGGGCAGGTACGCGTTTTACGGGAGTATCTGGCCGAGGGTATGGGACTGCAGTCGTTCCTGCCTGAGGTGATACGCCCTGCGCTTTTCAAGGAGTTCCGCGGTATGGACATCATCGTGACGGGGGACCCATCGGGTTCTTACGGCAATGAGGCCACAGAATTGACCTGTGAGAAGATCCTGCGCGATGCCGGCTTCAACTACCAACCGGCGATCACGAACAAGCCTAACGCCCGTATTGAGGCCGTGGTGAGCTTTCTGGTCTCGAATGTGGAGGGTAAACCGGGATTCCAGATCGACCCGTCCTGCAAGGTGTCCCGGGAAGGATTCGCTTCAGGGTACCATTATCGCAAGATTAAGACTGCCGCCGGCACCCGATATTCCGACGCACCGGAGAAAAACGAGTTCTCCCACATACACGATGCGATTCAATATGCCTGTCTGTACCTCTCGGGGTTCCAGCTCCAGGTCCGCAATAAAGCGTTCGAGGGACAGGACGTCATCCCGAAGCGCACCGTAATCGGAAGCAACTCCGGAGGATGGACGTAATGGACTATGAAGAAGCAATGCGGGAATTCACACGGGCTACGAAGCTTAACTGCGTAGAATTCGGGGAGTACACGGATGACGAGGTCTGGGCTTGGGCCGGGCGAATGCGGCATCTCCTGCCGGATAAAGCTTTCGCATGTTGCGGCCTCCTCGCCGAACGCATGTTGCACCGGGTGAACCGCAAAGGGCATAGCCTCGACTTCGCAGAGGGGCTGTTCGCGGCATATGTATGCGGGCTGGACATTAAGACAAAGGAAGCGCTTGACAAATCAGCGGAGCTGTCTTAGGGTGCGGAAATTACAGGGGAAAACTTTATGCCTCCAGAACGCGAGCAGACCGGAATAACTGACATCCGAGTCCCGAATCAATCGGGATATCTAACTAACGTGGCGAGTCCAGCCGCGATCGAAGAGGCACATTCTGCAGAAATGGCGGAGGTCCTCGAGGCCGACCTGCCTGAAATCATCGACCCGTTAGTCGGGTTCTTCCAAGCCATCGTCGACGAAAACATGATGCACCGACAGTCCGAAGGGATCGACGACGCCCTGATTAACTGCGAAGAGCGCGTCCAAAGCCAATACTCCGCATCCAAGATTGCCGAGATCCGGGATTTCGGGGGTTCAGAGATTTACATGGGGCTCACCGGCGTTAAAGCCCGAGCCGCTGAATCGTGGATGAAAGAGATTTTAACCACGGATCGCGAGCAGTTGTGGCGTATTGAACCCACCCCGCTCGTTGATATCCCTAAAGACCTCGCGGACCAGATGGCTGATACGGCCGTCAAACGGATCAGGCAACTACAGGCGGAAGCGAAAGAATCAGGACAGCCGCTCGAGCTCACCCCCGCTATGATTTATGACCTCTCGGCCACCGTCCGGGACGAAGTGCTCGCTGAGCGCCGGAAGCTGGCAGACACCGCCGCCTCCCGTATGGAGCAGGTGATCCACGATCAGATGATCCAGATGGGCTTTGAAGCGATTTTCCGCAATTCGATTTCCGACGTATGTAAATCCAAGGCCGCGATCATTAAAGGCCCGATTCCGGTCCAGAAGGACTGCCGGGCATGGAAGCTCGACAGGGACGGCGTTCCGCAGATGGTCAGCGAACGAGCCACCATACCGATGGTTTTCCGTACCGACCCACAGGATTTCTACCCCTCCCCCGTCTCCGGTGAAGAAATTTCCGGCAATACGGTGGAGCGCGTTACCTATGAACGCGGCGACCTTGCGGCATTGCGCGGTCAACCCGGTTGGGGTGAGGACGCCCTTAAACGCATTCTTGATAATTTCGACAACACTCAGCAGACCCAGACCTTTTCCACGGAGTCCGACGAGCTCCGGAACATCGAACAGACCAACGAAAATGTTTTCAAAACCTCCACCACCGGTTGGGAAATATACGCCCAGACGCCCGGACAGAAGCTCATCGACTTCGGATTCAAGCTCGATCGCGACGGTAAGACGGAGATCGATCCTCAGGATTCGTACGACATCAACTGCATTCTGATCGACTCGGAGATCGTATACCTTGATTTTAACCCGGATGAATTCGGCGGACGCCCTTACTCGGCCTCCGGCTGGAACGACATTACGGGGAGTTTCTGGTCGCAGTCTATCCCGGAACTCATGGCGGACCTGCAGGATATGTGCAACGGTTCCGCCCGCGCTCTGTCTAACAACATGGCGTTCGCCTCCGGCCCGCAGACCGTGGTCAACGATATTACCCGACTGCCGGACGGTGAGGAGCTCACAGCGCCCCATCCGCTGAAACTATGGCAGTTCACCAACGTAGGCAAGTCCCCCGGTAAGCCTCTCGAATTTTTCCAGCCCAGCTCCAATGCGGCTGAACTCCTTGCTGTGTATCAGCATTTCGCCAAGCTGGCGGATGATTACACGGGAATCCCGGCGTATGCTTACGGTAACGACAAGGTAGCCGGGGCCGGACGTACCGCAAGCGGTCTGTCCATGCTCATGTCGTCTGCCGCCCGGGGGATTAAGAACGTGATTCTTAATCTGGACACTCGGGTTTTGAACAAAATCGTCAAGGATCTGTATTATTACAACCTCAAGTACCTCGACGATCCGCTATTGAAGTACGGGGCTGACATCAACGTCCGCGCCACCGGTGCGATTCAGGTGATGATCAAGGAAACTATGGCCCAGCGCCGGCTTGAATTCATCCAGGCCACCACGAACGACCTCGACTTTAAAGTCATCGGGGCTGAGAACCGGGCCGACCTACTCCGCGAAATCGGGGCTACGCTCGACCTTGATTCGAATCCGGTGCAGACGAAGGAACAGATTTCCACGATGATTCAGCAGGATGCTCAGGAAGCGGCACAGCGCCGTGAGGTTGAGCTGGCTGAACTTCAGCGTGAGGCCCAGAAAGACGAGGCTGAAATGGCGCTCAAAGCGGCAGAGACTGCTTTAGCCTATGCCAAAGCTGAAGCGGAGATCGCCCAGGGCCAGCAGAAATTAGATCAGGAAGGAGACGCCGCCAGTGAAACAACTTAGCGCAGGAGAGGACCCCCGCGTCATCAGGGATCTTGATGAGGCGACCCAGTTAATCAAATGGCTTCGGGATTCCGTTGAAGAAAACCGAGCGGAACTGGAGGTTATCACCGAGCCGGTTTACATATACCGGCTTCAGGGAGAGAACAGAGCCTTGAATAAAATACTGGACAAAGTACCCGAAGCAGGGTAAAAACACTTTTACAACGCGGAAAGAGACACCTTCGGGACTTTTTCCTGTTTAGAAACGCGCATACCGTCACGGAGCGCAAACCAGAAAGGATAATAGATATGTCGGGAGATGTACCTAACGCAATAGCCGAGAATGACAAGGAGCTTGATGCTCTTATGGACATGCTGGAGAAGGGGGAGAATCCTGCCCTGGAAGCCGAGGCAACGCAAAAAGTAAATGAGGTAACGCCGCCAGTGGCAACAGGAATCGAGACCCCTCCAGTAGTGGACGATTCAATACCACCCACGCCGAAACTCAACGACGAACTCGAGAAAGCCGACCATCGGTATAAAACGCTGGAAGGAATGATGAGAGCCAATGCCAGACGGCAGGCAGAAATCATCGAGGGACTCACGGAGAAGTTAGAGGCCCAACGGGTCGCACAGGTGGAAACACCGTTAGACGTTAATTCTATTCTGAGTGAGGATGAACTCGCACAGTTTGGAGAAAGCGGCATAGGAGTGCTGGAGAAACTAGCACGGGCGATTACGACACGGGAGATCGAGAAGGCCAGTATTGGAGTTGAGCAGAAGTTGGAGGACATGCGAAGACGCGTGGAGACCGCTGAAGCATCGGCAGAAGGGACTGGAACTTGGGATCACGTGGAAGCAATTAACCCTGGCGCGAAAGCCATCAATGCCAGTGACAGTGGTTGGTTTACCTTCCTCACCACGATTGACCCGATCAGCGGACGAGAGTACCGCGAACTCGGAGAAGCCGCGGCCGGGGTAAGTGACTATCAACGGTTGTCCATGCTGATTGACACCTATCGAACAAGTGCGAATTTAGCCAAGCCAGCCCCATCGGCGAAGCCCCCGCAGACTCGAACGACTCCACCTAATGACGGTAACAGACGAACGACGAAAGCAGATGACATCGTGTATACGCAAGACGAGATTCGGGACTTCTTTATGGCGCGAGCCCTTGGAAAATCCTACTCCTTCCGAGGAGACTCTCTGAATGTGAAGCAGATGGATAAGCTGGAGTCGGCGATCGACACCGCCATGGAGGAAGGACGGATCTTAATTTAGGCAGTGTTGCCTATGGACCGGATTTCCTGTTGGCGGTTAGCGACTAAACAGGAGTAATATTATGGCCTATCCTAATGGTTCACCAATGCCCTATGCGGCAGGTATTCCGTCCATTGGTAATGCGGCGATGCAGTATATCCCCATCTTGTATGCGGGTAAAACCATCAAGCGTTACTACGAAAATTCGATCATCCCTTTTATCAGTAACACTGATTATGAGGGTATGATCCGCGCTCAGGGTAACGAAGTGAAAATTCGTACCGTCCCTGAAATCGCGATCGAAGATCACGCTATCGGTGATGTGATCACGAATCAGCGTCCTCTGTCCACGGCGAAGACGCTCGTGATCGACAAAGCGAAGCGCTGGTCCTTCATCATCGAGGACATCGAGCAGGTCCAAACCGACCTGAAAAACCGTGTAGGCGAGTGGTCTACAAACGCGGCTGAAAACCTTGATGCCGTTAT